GAAGTATAGATCCGTATCTGCGATCTATGAGAAAGGCACGCCCATTCATTGTCGCGGTGCCCTGCTTTTCAATCACTACATCAAAGAAAGAAAACTGACGAACAAGTATTCGTTAATTCAGAATGGAGAGAAGATCAAGTTCTGTTATCTGATGAAACCAAATCCGATACATGAGAATGTTCTTTCCTTCATTCAGGACTTTCCCTCTGAGATTGGGCTGGACAAATATGTGGACTATGACCTACAATTTGAAAAGTCCTTTGTCGAACCCCTCAAGATTATCCTAGACTCCATCGGATGGAGTGTAGAAAAAACTGTCAACCTAGAACTCTTTTTTGCCTGATGGACTTGCCTATCAACGACCAAGAACTATCCACTATTGTTGGTGCTCTGCGCCTTGGTGGAGATACTTCTCTGTATCAAAAACTCAAAATTATTAAAGAGATTCGCGAGGAGAATCCTGGCGGACCTTACAAAAAAATTGCACGTGAAAAGTTTGGATTTGTAGTTTGATGGATTTTCTTAAGGACATTGTAAAAGAGATTGGTGACGATTATACAAAGATCGCCGCTGATATCGATGAAACAGAACACTATGTTGACACAGGTTCGTACATTTTTAACGCACTTGTTTCAGGCAGTGTTTTTGGCGGCGTATCTGGCAATAAGATTACTGCCATTGCTGGCGAGTCTTCTACTGGAAAAACTTTTTTCTCCCTTGCTGTCGTCAAGAACTTCCTTGATACTAACCCTGATGGTTATTGTCTATACTTTGACACTGAAGCCGCTGTTAACAAGTCTCTTCTGGCAGATCGGGGTATTGACCTGAATCGTGTTGCCGTGGTCAACGTTGTTACGATCGAAGAGTTTCGTAGCAAGGCACTCAAGGCAGTTGACCTATACTTAAAAAAAGCGGAAGATGAGCGCAAACCTTGCATGTTTGTTCTAGACTCTCTTGGTATGCTTTCCACAGAGAAAGAGATCAACGACACGCTTAACGACAAGCAGGTTCGGGACATGACCAAATCCCAACTGATCAAAGGTGCGTTCCGTATGTTGACTCTGAAACTGGGGCAGGCAGACATTCCTCTGATTGTTACCAACCACACCTACGATGTCATTGGCGCTTACGTTCCTACTAAAGAGATGGGCGGTGGTTCTGGTCTTAAGTA